TCGGCGTGACCGAGGGCCTCGTGAAGGCGGCCAGCTGGCGAGCGAAGCGTGGCTGGACGGAGTAGGACGCCCCCGACGCCGAGGAGCTTCTGTTGCGGATGGCGTACCGCCGGGGTGCCATCGACCCGGGCCTGACCGCACAGCTCCTCCGTGACCTGGCCGCCGAGGTGGGCGTGGAGCTGAGCGTGGCCGAGACGCAGACGATCGCCGAGCAGAGCCCGCAGCAGGCCGCCGCTCTCCTGTTGAAGTGGCACCAGGCGAAGGCCCGTGGCGAGCCGCCCCCACATCTGACGCCCCGGCAGCCGCTGGCGCTGACGGCCGGGGCCACGACAGCGCCAAGGGTGATCGACGGAGGGCGAGAGCTCCTGGCGATTGACCAAGAGCTCCGGGTGCGGTGGCGGGCCGCCATGGACGCCGCCTTGGACCGGGAGCTGGAGCGGACAGCGAACAAGCTCCGCAACACCGCCCGCAAGCTCGGGGTGCTCAGCGCTCTGCAGGCTCGCCCCGAGGACGTCGCTCCTCTGCTCGGGCGAGCGGTGGTGGCCGCCGCCGGAGTGGAGTACGACTGGAGCCGTCTCCGACTCTCGTTCATGGGGCTTGGCCGCCGGGCCCAGGATCAGGCCGTGGATGCCGCTGGGCGCATCGCTGGGGGCTTCTCGACGGCCCAGCGGCAGACGCTGAAGCTGCGCCAGGCCGACGACCTCGGCACGGCGTGGAAGTGGGTCCAGCAGGCGATGACGGGCCTCGCCGATCTGCGCCTGTACGACCCGTCCACCGGCCAGTACACGGGGGTGGGCGAGAGCGACCCCACGAGCTTCATCCCGGCCGGGATGGTCCGCCAGGCGATGAACGTCGCCGGGGGGAGCCCGGTCCGGGTGCTCACCGACGAGACACTCCGGAACGGGGAGGCGTGGATCAGTGTCGGGGACCGGGTGGAGGGCATCGGCGTCGGGGAGCGCATCCGGGACGCCCTCGCCTCGGAGGGCGTGGAGGTCGTCCGGTACAGGTGGATCTACGGGCCCGCCATCCGCATGCACCCCTTCGAGCCCCACCAGCGCCTCGATGGCCTCGTGTTCGAGTCGTTCGAGGACGACCGCCTCGCCAACACCTACGGGTGGCCTGTCCGCTCGCACTTCCTCCCGGGCGACCACGGGGGCTGCGTCTGCGACGTGGAGCCGATCTTGGGCGCCCCACCCCCGGTCGAGGAGCCGCCCCCGCCGCCGCCCGTGCTCGGCAAGGAGACGGGCAAGGCCGTCCGAGGGTTCGACACGCCCCTGGAGGAGAAGCTCGCTCGCCGCTTCGCCGGGTGGCGCCGCCTCCGCAGCGTCGATCAGGAGCAGCTGGACGAGCTCAACGTGGCGTACAACGCCATTCGTCGCCACCCCAACTTCTCCGTGGCGAGCCCGACGGTGGAGACGGTCGCCAAGACGTTCCGGGGCCAGTTCAAGACGTTGCAGCTGACCAAGACTCGGGCCAAGACGCTCCTCACGACGACGCCCGAGAACCTGAACCCAACCCAGCTGGACGGCATCCTGGGAGACGCCACCCGCCTCGGCCTCGACCCGCAGGACATCGCCGACCAGGGGCTGGTGGTCGTAGCCAAGGTCGGCGACCGGGAGGTCGTAGCGTTCGGCTCCGAGCACCTGTGGGCCGCTCTCGAGCGTGGCGCCGCCGAGGAGTTCTACCCCAAGGTCCTGTACTGGAACGCCAAGATCGACGTGCCGCCGGGCGCTGACCTGGAGCGCCTGTTCCACGCCGACGACCTGACCCGTGTCCGCCAGGCCGCCGCCCGTGAGGCGAAGGCGACCCGTCTCGCCCTCGGCCTGGACGAGCCCACAGGCAAGGCCACGCCGGGCGCCAAGACGTCGGGCCTGGCAGCTCTCCCCCCGGCCGACCGGCCCGCCGCCGCCGCCGAACAGTTCGCCAAGCGCTGGGGCCGGGGTGGCGTCGGGGGCACCAACGTGGACACCAAGGGCGCCTTCACGGGCATGTCGACCCGGGTCGCCAACGACGTCACCGACGAGCTCGACCGGATGATGCGAGCCCACCCCGTGACCGCCGGCAAGCTCCGCTCCGTCCACACCGTCAAGCTCGGGAGCAACACGCACGCCCAGGCCAATCAGGCCACCCGGGAGCTCACGTTCAACAGCCAGTTCTACGGCTACGGCAAGGAGAAGCGTTTCCAGGAGACGTGGGAGGCGTGGAACCACCAGCCGGGCTCGGGGTGGAGCGCCTACGTGGAGGGCGCCGCCGAGCGCAAGATCACCCACGCCCGGTACACGACCACCCACGAGTTCGGCCATCACATCGACTACACCGCCCGAGACAAGCTCGGCGAGGACGCCTGGGATCAGCTCGTGCAGGACACCATCGAGGCCGACTGGCGCCGGGTGCGGGGCACCAAGGGCAAGCTCCGCCGGACCCAGGAGCGGAGCAGGGGCCGGGCGAAGCTGCCGCCGGAGATGGCCGCCCACGTCAAGGAGCATCTGTCCACGTACGCCACGACTAACCTCCGGGAGGTCATGGCTGAGGTCGTCGCCGAGGCGACCCTGTCCCTCAACCCCCGGCCTCTCGCCACCGCCCTGTACAAGCTCCTGTTGAAGCACGCAGAAGGAATCGCATGACGAGTCTCGGCCCGCCGATCTGCATGAGCTGCGCCCGGATGGCCCGGGGACCTAATGCCGCCGTCGGGACGTGCGAGGCGTTCCCGGAGGGCATCCCCGACGACATCTGGCTCGGGGGCTACGACCATCGGCTGCCGTACCCGGGCGACGAGGGCGTCCTGTTCTCGCTGGCCCTCAGCCCCGACGCCGCCGCCGGGCTGGAGGCCTACGACGACTCGGGCCGGGCCGGGTCCGCCCAGATCGGCTACAAGGTCCCTCCCTCCTGACCGACGCCGGGCGTATGCTCCCGGTCATGCCTCCGCAGCTTGCCCCTGCCCCGTTCCCTCTCGTCCGTCAGGCTGGCGCCGCCTGGGAGGTGCACGCAGGCGACGACGTCCTCGCCGTGCGAGACACCTACCCGGAGGCTGTCGCCTTCCTGGCTGACCTGGCCGCCGACGAGGGCGCCCCAACACCGAGCTCTGACGGCCTGTTGCCGGAGACGTGGACGGGCGAGGTGGCCATCGCCTACAACGAGCAGCCCGACCCGGAACGTGACTTCACGAACGTCAAGTGGGGGTGGCGTGACCCGGAGGCGAGCCTGGTCCCGCTCATGTTGCAGACCAGCACCGAGATGGGCCACTTCGGCGCCGAGCTCGCCGGGTTCATCCAGTCGTTCGAGCTGACCGGGACGGGCGAGCCGAACGCCACCGGCCGCTTCTACGACACCGAGGCTGGGCGCACCGCCCGGGGCCTGTTGCTCGGGGGCCGCAAGTTCGGCGTGAGCGTGGACCCGGACAGCGACACGACCGCCGACTACATGTGCATCGAGGAGGACGACGACGGGTTCTGCCAGGCGGCCATGTGGAGCTTCACGTACTACAGCATCGCCGGGCTGACCATGACGCCGTTCCCGGCCTTCGCCCGAGCCAACATCGTTCTGGCCGGGGCCGAGACGGCCGACAGCTCCGCCCCTGAGGACACCGTGGAGGCCGCTCTGGAGGGCCTCGTTGCTGCGAGTGCAGCCCGCCCGGACCGGCGTGCCCGACCGCCCAAGGCGTGGTTCACGATGCCGGAGCCTGAGTTCGGCGACCCGCTCCTCGTGCAACAGGACCTCGCTGGGGAGCGGTGGGGCGTGCCCCTGACCATCACCGAGGAGGGCCACGTCTTCGGCCACCTGGCGCTGTGGGGCGAGTGCCTGCGGGTAGGCCGGGAGGACGTCTGCATCCAGCCGCCCGACAGCGCCCGGGCTTACGCCGAGTTCATGGTCTGCTCGACCCGCACCGCCGAGGGAGAGCTCGTGGCGACGGGCGCCATGGTGGTCGGCTGCCCGCACTACCCCGTCTCGGGCGTGGACCGCTCCCACCCGTCCGTCGTGCGTGACTACTACGCCGAGGCCGGGCTGGGCTGGGCTGACGTGCGAGCGAGCTCTGGGGCGTTCGGCCCGTGGATCACCGGCCGGGTCCGCCCCGACGTGACCCTGGCGCAGCTGTCCGTCTTGCAGAGCGTCCCGCCCTCAGGCGACTGGTCGTTCTCCCCGGAGGACGGGGGCCTGGAGCTGTGCGCCATCCTGTCCGTCAACAAGCCCGGCTACCCGGTCCGCCGTGAGGCCATCGCCGCCGCCGCTCTCCCCGCTGACAGCCTCGCCGACGGCGCCTCCGTCGCAGCGCACCTGGTCGGCCGGACGGTCATGGCGCTGACCGGCGCCAACAGGGTGCGTCCGTGCCCCGAGTGCAACCAGAGGCACGCCGCTGCCCAGACGGCCACCAGCCGGGAGCTCGCCGCTCTCGCACGCATCGAGGCCCTCCTCCGGACCATCGACCGGCGCACCCTCCACTTGAACGGCGCCGCCATGCAGACGGCCCGGGCCCGTCTCTTTCCCCCGACCATCCGTGACTGACCGCTCCGGCATGGTGTACCTTCCCCGCTGACACCGAGCAGGGGGGCGCATAGACGCCCCCCAGCCGAGCGCCGGGCAGCACAGCTCCCGGGACTCCTGCTCCGTTCGCCGTCTCAACCGACCGCTGACGCAAACAGGAGATTCCCATGCAGGTGCTGACCGAGCTTCTGGCCCGTGTGGCCCAGGGCCTCACCGAACTGACCGACGAGGAGCTGGCGCTCCTCCTGGACGAGGTTGTCTCCGAGGCTCTGGCCCTCGCCGAGACGGACGACAGCGACGAGGCGTTGACGCTGGTGCAGCAGGCCGTGGAGGCCCGCACTGCGATCGTCGCCGAGCAGACGCAGCGTGCAGCTGACGCCGACGGCCGGGCGACCCGGGCCGCCGACCTCATCGCCGCCCTCAACGCCGGGCCCGACGACGACCCGGAGCCCGAGCCGGAGCCGGAGCCGGAGGAGCCCGAGGCCGAGGCGGCCGAGGCCACCGAGGCGGAGATCGCCGAGGTCGTCGCAGAAGCCGAGGAGGTCGTGCAGGAGGCCCTGGAGCCTGTTGCGGCGAGCTCTGCCCCTGTGGTGTCCCGTGTGGCAGCCCGCCGCCCGGCCAGCCGGGCCGTCTCCCGTGCGCAGGCCCGCCCGGCCCGCCAGGTCGGCTCCGTCGCAGAGTGGGGCCTCGTGGCCTCCGCCAACGCCCCCGGCACGGTCAACGCCGGAGCGCCTGTCCGCACCGAGGTGGAGCTCGCCGACATGTTCCTGGAGGCTTGGGCCGCCAGCGAGAGCTACCGGGGCCCGTCCACCTACATCAAGCTCGCCCGTGCAGGCCAGCTCGCCTCTCCCCGCACGTTCGGGGCGGCCCGCTTCCTCGACCGGGACGAGACGGGCAACGGCCGCAAGATCAGGGACGTGACCAGCGCCGAGGCCATCACGGCCGCCGGGGGCATCTGCGCCCCGGTCGAGGTGCGCTACGACATCCCGTTCGTCGGCTCGACCGAGCGCCCCGTCAGGGACGCCCTCGTCCGCTTCGGCGCTGACCGTGGTGGTGTCCGCACCATCCCGCCGGCAGTCATGAGCGAGTTCGAGGCTGGCGTGGACCTGTGGACCGAGGCGAACGACGTCAACCCCACCGACCCGACGGTCAAGCCGTGCCTCGTGATGACCTGCCCCGAGGAGGAGGAGACGGTCGTTGACGCCATCACCAAGTGCTTGGAGATCGGCAACTTCCGGGCCCGGTACTTCCCCGAGCAGGTCGCCGAGTGGACCCAGATGCTGTCCGTCTGGCAGGCCCGCTTCGCCGAGCAGAACCTGATCACCCAGATCGCCGCTGGCTCCACCGACATCTCCGTCGGCCAGGTGCTCGGCACGGTCCGGACGATCCTGGCCTCGCTCGCCCGGGAGATCGCCGCCGTGCGGTACCGCTACCGGATGCCTCGGAGCTTCCCCCTGCGCCTCCTGTTCCCGGAGTGGATCTACGAGAACATGAAGGCCGACCTGATCCGGCAGATGCCGGTCGGGACGCTCGAGGAGACGCTGGCCGTCGCCGACAGCACGCTGGATCGGTTCTTCGCCGCCCTCAACATCCGCATCACCCTCATGAAGGAGGGCGAGACGGGCCAGGGCTTCGGAGCGCAGGGCGACGGGACGCTCAACCCGTGGCCGTCCACGGTCATCGGCTACATCTTCCCCGAGGGCACGTGGCTGTTCCTCGACGGGGGCACGCTGGACCTGGGCATCTACCGGGACAGCGGCCTGATCGAGACGAACGATTACCGCATGTTCTCGGAGACGTTCGAGGCCGCCCACTTCCACGGGCAGTTCTCCCACCGCTTCATCTTCGACATCTGCCCGGACGGCTCGGCGTCGGCTCTGATCGACATCGACCCGTGCACGCTGGGTAGCTGACCCAAGGCGAGACGGCCCCGGGGGACCAGAGCTGGAGGGCTCCCCCCCGG